GATAAAAAAAAAATAGAGAGAAAAAAATAAGTAAAAAAAAAGAAAAAAAAACTAGATTTTTAGAAGGATTTAAGTTTTGGTAAAAATTAATCTTTTTTAAGTTAAAAACTCATTGATATTAAATATATAAGTTATATATTTCATAATCTCATGATTTCAAATATTTTATCAAAGCCATATATATCTATTAATAATAATAGCAAAATCTGTAAAGAAGAATCTTATTTAGCTCTATTATTTGAATCTTGTGATGATGCTTCATTTTATAATTTTTATAAAAATTTTAAAAATAAAGATTTAGATAATAATCAAATTGATCAAAATATATGGAAAAAATTAAGAAATATTAATGAATATTTAAAACAAGTATGTACTTCATCACTTGAAAGTAAATTAGATACATATTTACCATATAATACTATACAATTATTAAATAATAAATCACCAAAAATAAAAACTTATCAACCCCCTAATATAAAAATTTCTTTAAAAGAACATCAACGTTCTACTATCTATGCGATGGCATGTAGAGAACTTAATAATATTATTAGAATACGAACAAAAAGAAGTTTTAGAACAGGCATATTAAGACGAGAAATAAAATATACAACCAGTTTAAGTATTGGGATATTAGCAGATGATGTTGGTTCTGGAAAGACTCTTAATATTTTATCTTTAATTGCAATTTGTCCAATATCTATTCCATATTTTGATAGAAAGTATGCTTGTATAAAACATATTTGTCAAAAAAATATTAAAAAAAATGAAAATAATTTAACAAAAAATTTATTAAATGAGAATAGAATATGTTCTGATATTTTAAATATTATTCAAGAATATTTTACTAAAACTATAAAATATACTGAAACTACTCCAACTGAACATTTTGGTTCATATACTAAACTTCAAAATGCAAGAGAAATTAAAGAATATATTCCATCAAATTTAATAATTGTTCCACATTCTTTATTTTTTCAATGGTTAGACGATATTAAGAATATGACAACCTTGAAAGTTTATTCTATTAGAACAAAACGTAATAAAATGGATATAGAAATTTTTAAAAATAATGATATTGTTTTATGTAATGCGAATAAATATAATGAACTTTCTCAATTTTGTTCCCAATATAAATGGTCAAGGGTAATTATTGATGAAGCAGATACAATTAATCTTCCAAACAGTACAGCAATATCCTGTCACTTTTTATGGTTTGTAACAACAACATTTGAAAGATTAGAAGAACATAAAAATACTGGATTTATTAAAAATACATTCCGTCAATTAGAATATAATTCTACTTATACTATTTATAAAGCATTAAAAAATGCGTTAGTTATTAAAACAAAAGAAGCAGATATTAAAGACTCATTTACTGGAATTATTCCACCTTCAGAAAATAATATTATAAAATGTTCACCTCCATTATGGTTATATTTAATTAAAAATATTATTGGAAAAACACTTTTAAACAAATTTAATGCAGGAGATATTGCTGGAGGAATTAAATATTTAAAATCAAACTCTTATATTTATGATTTTAATCATATGTCTCTTATTCAATATTTAATATTTAGAATGAAACGACAAATTAATAATTATTCACAGAGAATATCAAAAACTCAACAAGAAATTGATAATTGTAATCATAAACTCCAATATTATAATTTATTAATAAAAAAATTAAATAAATATTTAAAGAATAAAACTGATAAAGAAGATAAATTAAATAATTTAATTCAAAATTTATCATCTTATTCATTCTGCTTATTATGTAATTCTCAATCTATTAATAATAGTAAAATTGAACTGTTATGTTGTGGTATAAATATTTGTGAATCATGTTTAGATAAGCATTTAACAAATTATAAAAAATGTCCATGTTGTGTCCAACATATTACATCTAATTTAATCAAAAAAATTCCTAAAAATAATACTAAAAATTTAAAAATTGATTTTAAAAATAATCACAAAATGCAAAATTTACTTAAAATTATAAAAAATAATCCAAATGGAAAATTTTTAATTTTTTCTAATTATTCTTTTAATCAGGTGATTAATCATTTAGATAGAGAAAAATTAATATGGAAAAAATTATGTGGAAGACCTGATACCATTCGAAATATGATAAATAATTATGATAAAGGAAAAATAAAGGTATTAATGTTAAACGCAAAATATTATGGAAGTGGTTTAAATTTACAAATGACAACTGATATTATTATATGTCATACAATGGATGAAAATACTAAAACACAAATTATTGGACGAGCACAACGTGTTGGAAGAAAATCATCTCTAAAAATACACGAATTAATTTATGAACATGAAAAAAAAAATGATATTAAAACTCTATTAGAAGATAAAAATTAATTTAAAATATATATCTTTTTTAATATATATAGAGTTCTTAAATGACAAATAAGACATGGATTAGTGATATATGGGATGAAACAAAAGGAAAACCTGGATTAGAAAGTATTTATATTGAAAAACGTTTAAATGAAATTATTTTACCTGGAACTGATAATAGTGGTTCAACTAAATTTATTAATGAACAAGATAATGATGAACATAAATTTTTTCCATTCGGTTTTACAACATTCATTAATTATAATAAATTATATAAATCTAAATGGCATATTACTCAAATAGATAGTATTACAGCATTATTAGAAAAAGGTATTAGATATTTTCATTTTAGAATTTCATGGTTTGATAATGAGTGGTTCATTAGCAATAAATATAAACATATCAAATTAAATGAGATATTAAAAGAATTTAAAACATATCTTAAATGGGTTACAGATAATAATAAGTCCGAATTTGTTTATCTTGATTTCGAATTAGACCCAAATCATTATTTCACCAAGAATAGTAATACATCTCCATCAAATGAAGAGATTGAAAAATTTTACGAAATATTAAAAAATGACGAAACACTAAATGCTTATATTTATAAACCTGAATCAGCGGAAATTGGGAACGGCAAGTCATGGCATAATAATTGGCAGGTAGAAGGAAATCCTAATGAATATAACCGTACTCAGGATGGTACTAAAACAATATATGATCATTTATTAAGACGGAAAGCACTTGTGGATAAACAAGTTGATGGATATACGAGAGGAATAATTAAATTACCAACTTTAGACAAAGTTTTTAAAAAAGCAGTGATCTTTGTTGATGAAGTATTATATAAATTTGAGAATGGCACTAATGATGAGAAAGTAAACTATAACCTTATTAAACCATTTCCATCATTTTTATTAAAAAATAATAGTTTAGATATGAATTTGGTTATTGATGAAACTCCTTATCAAATACATAATGCGAATCAACAATGGTTATATCATACAAAAAATAAAACAAACCTAATTCCATTAAAATATGGTAATAAAAATTATAAATTTATTGATTCTATGTTTAATAAATTACAATTATCTCATTCAATTAGTGACCGATTTTATGAAACAAATCCAAATACTGTTTGTAATGATTTAAAAACCAATAAAATACAACATGGAAGAAGAAGCCACTGGGATGATCGAAAAATATGTAAAAGACAATCTTTTGCTACCAGAACATCGATTAATATGATATATTTAAAAGCGATTATAAAAATATTATTATGGGCGATTCCAATTTTACAAATACTTTCATTTTTTAATCCAGTAGGAGGTCCTTATTGGGGATTATATATTACTATATATGAACGTGATCCAAAATTTTATATTATTATAGTTGCCTTAGTATTTTTTGTAATTGTTACTTTTATTTCTAATCTTTATAAATATTTTGTAGAATGTATTCCTAATCTTGATCAAGAAGATAATGAAGAGATTGCTTCTAACTTAATTGGAAAGTTTGATGAACTTAGTACCAGATTTCCTTGGAATATTAAACAAATATCAATTATTAGTGTTAATTATCCAACTGATGATATTATTAATAAAATTATTAACCTAAATCAAAGAGAAGAGAGAGAAGAGTTTAACGATCCTTTGGGTACTGCTGGTAATAAAAATAAGTTAATATATTCAATTGAAACCAATGATATTACTGAAACCGAACTAAATCCTGACAAATTAAAAATTAAATTATGGAATGTAAGATCTAAAGATGAAAATGATGTATGGGGATCATTTATTGGAAAATTAAAATTTAATATTTTTAATGAAGGAACTGGTCCTGTTTCTGAAAATTTTACAAGACTTCTTGTTGATCAAGATAATTTGATTATTAATAATAATACTGCTAAACTAGAAGAAATTGATGGTATGGATGATACCTATACTTATACACACACTATTAGTTTACATAGATTAGTCAATGGTGTCTTTAAACTTACATTATGGATAGAAGATGAATATGGAGTTAATATGGGAGAAATAACCACCGAATACGAATGGAATAACGGTATAGAAGATACGAATCAGGTTTTAAAAATTGTTAAGAAACAAGAAGTAGATAATCAAAAATGGACTGAACCTTTCAAAAATATTACACAAATACCATCTAATTCATCTCAAAGATTAAAACAATTTTATGAATCTAGATTATTTTAAATTGAAAGAATGTTATTTTATAATATTATATTTTAAAATATAAGATTATAAATTATTTAAAAATAATTTGGATATGAACGAGATAATTTATTATTTGATATACCATCATATTCTCTATTTTCTATAAATTTTTCATATAATTGCTTTGTTTTGATAATATCTTTAACTAAAATATTTTCTTTAATATTTTGTTCTATATCTTTTAAATCATTATTATTAATACAATATATTCCAGTTATAATTTTATTGCCTCTTTTTTCTTTAAAATAAATAATATTTAATTCATATTTAGTAATGATTGCATTATCAATTCCTGATTTAAGTGGTAATGATTTTATTGTGGATTTATTTTTTATAGTACTAGAATAAGCACTTTTTGATAAAAAGATATTTTCTTTAATTTCTTCATTTTTAGTAGGAAAATTTATATTATCTTCTGATAAATTTAGTTTTATGTTTTCTTCATTTTTTTCTTCATCTTGCATTTCTTCTTCTATTTCTATTTCTTCTTCTATTTCTTCTTCTATTTCTTCTTCTATTTCTTCTTCATCATTTAATATATTCCATAAAACTAATCCACCAATAACACAAATAACAATCTGATAACCAATTGGTAAACAAGAAACTAAAAAATCAAACATGTTTAATAAATTAATATATATTATATTTTTTTTTTAAAGTGAAGCATATTTACGAGTCCATTCACCTGCTGTTAATTCAAAATCTGGATAATTATTCTTATATTGTTGTGCGATTTCTATAACTAATGGATCATCAGGATTAGGATCACATAGTAAAGAACAAATAGATAGAAGAACTTTTGAGATAGTTAAAGCTGGACTCCAATTTTCTTTTAAGATATCAAGACAAATATTTCCATTAGCATTTACATTCGGATGATATACTTTAGTTAAGAATTTGATTTTTGGTGGCTTAAATGGATAATTTTCAGGAAAACTAACACTAAGAAAGAATACTCCTCCTTGATAAGGACTTTCTGATGGTCCCATAATAGTAGCTCTCCATTCATATAGATTATCTCCATCTGGTCCAGCACTACAATTAACTGGTGGTGATCTACGGATTTCAATTAATTCGCGTTGAATTCTATTTTGTGACATGTTTATACACTATATTATTTAATATATAAATCTTTAACTTTAAACATAGATATTTAAATCAATTTTAAATTAAGTTTTTTTATATAATATATATTAAATTAACTATGAAGACTCCTATGCTTCGATTATTAAGTGCGGTTAAACATTACGCAACAAAACGTCCAAATCCATTAAAATTAAATTATGTATGTAATTATGGAAAGCAAAAATGTCCATATACAATAACTCAACAATCATTATATTTATATAAAGAGTTACCAATTCGTCTTGCTCAACGTGCGGTTGAATTAGAAAATTTACCTTATGATGTATCTAAAACTATACCAATGCAAAATGTATATGATGTTTATTTGAGATCATTTGATAAATTAATTACTCATGAAGAACCAAATGATATAAAAAAGTCTGAAAAATTTACAGAAACATTAAAAGATATTAAAGAATATGGTATGAATATTGAATATAATATTTCTAATGCTTTAGAATTATTTAGAGAAGAAAATAAAGATAAACAGACTTTTTTAAAAGATATTTCTCATATTGATAGTACACTTCAAAATTTCTATAATTCTCGTATTGGTATTCGTTTTTTAATCGGGCAACATGTTACAGTTCAACAAAAATCGATAAAAGATACATATGTTGGTATGATAAATACTAAATGTAATCCTCATGCTGTTATAAAAGATGCGGCGAATCAAGTGATTGAAATGGTAGATGGTGTTTATTGTCAAGAATTAGAATTTGATTTTGGTTTTACAGATAAACAATCTGAATTTGTATATGTTCCTTCTCATTTATTTTATATTGTTCTTGAAGTTTTAAAAAATGCGGGAAAAGCAACTGCCGAATTTAATGGATGTTCTAAACCTGTAAAAATTAGAACAAGTGTTTCAGAACAAGATTTTATTATAAAAATTTCTGATAGAGGTGGTGGATTTTCCAGAGATTTAATGGAAAAAGTCTTCAGTTTTTCATATACGACTTCAGGAATAACAGATAGAGATGATAAAGAATTACAATTATCGGGATATGGTCATGGTTTAGGTTTATCTCGAATATATGCTAGATATTTTGGTGGTGATTTAATCATTTGTCCAATTCAAGGTGTTGGAACGGATGTATATATATATTTAAATCGTTTTGGTGATACAAATGAAAATGTTGCTGATATTAGAACATAAGTTATTTCATATAAATTATTTTATATATTACTAAAATATACTATGTCTGATAGTGATTTATCAAAATTAAGAACTAGAAGAATGATATTGGAATTCAAATATTTAGATTGTGAATTAGATGAAGTGAATAGTGTTTCTGAAGATTATATAAAAAGATTTATTAGTGAATTAATACCTGAAGATATTAATTTATTTAAACCTGAAGAAACCGATGAAGAAATGAAAGAAGAATTACTTGAAGAAGAAAAAGAATTAGAAAATATGAATTCCAATATTTTAAGCAGACTTTATCGAAAAATTACACGTAAAACTCATCCAGATAAATGTGATGATGAAGAACTTCATAAAATATTTAAAGAAGCTACTACTGCTTATAAGGCAAAAAATTTACCTAAAATTCTTACGATAGCAGAAGACTTAAATATCGAAATCCCATCATTAACAGATGATGATATAAAAATGATAAATACAAATTGTGCTTTATTAAGAACAAAAATAGAAAACGTAAAACAACAAGTTGCTTGGAGATGGTGTACAGCACAAAATGATCGACAAAAAAATGAAATTAAAGAATGGGTAAAAGAACAATTAATATCAAAAGTAATGAAAGTATTTGATTATGATTCGTGTGATAATGATGTATCATGTTCTATTTGTTTAGAAATTTTTAGAGATGGAATGAAAATAGCAAAATTAAGATGTAATCATTTATTTCATACAGATTGTATAAATAGATGGTTTGAAGTTAATTTTACTTGTCCATTATGTAAAAGAATTTAAAAATTGCGTATTTTATTTAATTATTATACATTATACTAAAATATATACTAATTATTAAAAATACATAATTTGTTATTATGCCATATAATATGTCATTTGAATCATGGGCTTATGCTCATAGAACAAATTTAATAGATATTTATAAAACATTTATTCAAGGAACTCATGCACATGTTGATTATAGAACATTTTTAAAATATGCATATAGAGTTTCTGATAAAGATTGTAAATGGGCTAGAGAACCTTGGTATTCAGAATCAGATAGTGAAGATTATGATTATGAATATTCAAGACTTGTAAGAACTTCAGTTAGTTTGAGTTCTAGTGTAGAATCAGAACAACCAAGTACAGAAATAAAAGAAGTAGAAGAAATAAAAGAAGTAGAAGAAGTAGAAATTGAAAGACCGATTGAAAAAACAGATAATGATGGTTTTGTTACAATAAATAGTAAAAGTAAAAGAAATAAAAGTAAAAGAAATAAAAAGAAAGAATCAATTACTATTTAGTAGATAAAATTTTAGAACGAACATGAGACCATTCAACATAACAACCTTCCATATGTCTATTATCACCTTTAAAACTATTTCTAGCATGATATACTCTCCAATTATCAAAAATAGTTAAATCTCCTGGATTCATTTTAAATACAAATCTTCTTGAAGGATCTTCAACAAATTTTCTATATGTTGAATATGCTTTATACCATTTATTTCTTAATATAAAATCATCAGTTAGCCAATTAAATCCATCTCTTGCAGCATGATTATCATAAACAGCAACAATATCTTCATTATTCGAACTTAATTGAATAATTGGATGTGTTGTTATTAAATGCCAATCTTGTTGTAAATCACGAAATGTAACTTCTATAGTAGATAATATTTTAAATTCTTCTGGAAATTTTTTCTTAAAATCCTTAACACACCCAAAACTATCTACATAAAAAGATTCACCACCTTCACATTCATTTAAAATACAATGAAATAGAAAAACTCCTGGTGGTTGAGTATAATAGGGTACATCTGTATGTAATGGTAGTCCACTTTCTGTATAAGCGTGATTAATTGATTTATCTTTTTTATTTTTAACAACAAAAGGAGAACCAAAAACTGTACTCCAAACTGGACCTAATCCAAGTGTTTCTGGTATATTAGTAACTGTATTTGGTTCAACAGGAGAATCTTTTATTCTAACAACACCATATTTAGTTAATTGAATTAAACATTCTTTTAGAATATCAGGATTATCTTTTATATCAGAAAATTTAAATTCTTTATACATATCATCTACAGGATAAGACCAAATATGTAATTTAGAATTTTTTCTCATACAAAAATCAAGTTCTTCACTTGTATTTATTTTTACATCTAAAAAAGCAGATGAAGAATTTGTTGGAAATTTACCAATATGACCATCATCCCATTTTAAATGAATATATTTATCATCAATTTCTGTAATTTCTTCAATTGAAACATTCTCAGCCAAATCAACATTACGTGTTTGATTAAATTTATACCAACATCTTAAACATCTACAATTTAATCTAGATTCTTGATGAGATACAAAATATTCATTATCAAATTCTAATCCATTTTTTGTTAAATTAACAACATAATTTTTTCTTCCAATATAAATTTTAGTATAATTAGGAAGTATTCTATTAAAATTGATTACTTTTATTCTATTTAACATATATTCATATCATATACTTATAAAAAATTTTATTAAAATAATATTTTAAAATAGATTATTATTTTTAATAAATAAAACATATTTAATATGGAAAATAGGGATTATAATAATAACAATCCTAATAGAAATCGCCGTAAAAGAAGAAATTTACCCGATTTCATTACAAGAGTGTCATGGAAACCAGGTATTAAACGAAGACGTTTAAATAATAGATGTCGGCGTTTTTATAACATTGCTACAAGTGGCAATCGTAATATTTCTCAACCAGATATTAAGGAATCTCTACCAGATGATCTTTTAAAATTAGTATTTAAATTTAATTGTGCTCAAGATTTTACAACTGATCTTGAATTTATTAAATATAAATTTACAATTAATGAAGATTTACGAATTTTTAAAAGAAGATTTGAAAATTTTCTTATGAAATATAATCCATTACCATCACAGATTAAAAGTTTAATCATTTTGATTGCTGAAAAACATAGAGGATATAATAGAAATTGGAATCAATATCCATTATTCTTATGTGATATTATTGATGTAGTTCGAATGTATGTAGGAAGTTGTAGAATGTCTGATCGTATTAGGAATAGTTGTAGTTGTCAAAGAAGATGTAAGGATTGTATTACAAAAGAGTTAGAAGTCGCTTATCTTTTATATCTAGTTGATAAGAGTAGAAATCTAAAAAATTTATTACGTTTAAGATCCGTCCAAAAAGAATTATCTATGAAATATATTGATTTACGTAAAAATGGTGTTGAAAATCATTGGATTGTAACACTTTATAATGATGTAATGTTTAATACTGATAGTAATTGTCATGTTTCAAGATGGAAAAGATGGTAAATAATTAACAAAATACAAGTTTATGACCACAATTTTTACAAAGAAATAGTTTTTGTGATAATTGATTTTTTCGTTGGATACAATAATGAACTGGAACAGTTTCATTTTGACAACCAATTATGCCTAAACCAATATTACCATCACCACATTTATATTTATGTAAATATTTCCATATAATATATCTTAACTCATATATATCAGTTTTTTGTAAGATTGCAAATAATTTTCTTTTATTATGAAATTTATAATTTGGAGGATAAATGCAATTTGTTACTTTAAAGCCACAATTTATATCATCTATTGGAAAAAACGCAAATAATTCCATAAAGAGTTTAATAATATATATTAAAATAGAAAGATAGTTTTATATATCAAATACTCATATGGTTCAAGAAATTAAACCTTTTATAAAGTGGACTGGAGGGAAAGGACGTGTATTAACACAAATTCTTCCTAAGTTCACCAATCTATATAATGACCTATATGTAGAACCATTTTTAGGAGGTGGTGCTGTTCTTTTCAAACTTCAACCAAAAAATGCGATTGTTGCTGATATTAATGCTAATTTAATAATTACTTATAAAATTGTTCAAAATGGTGTTGACAAATTAATTAAATTATTGAAAAAATGGCAAGATGAATATCCAGCCAAAACTCCGAAACCAAAAGATAAAAATGGAAAACGTCAAAAAGATGAAAATAATAAAAATATTTTAACTGAAAGGGAAAAATATTTTTATAAAAAAAGAGATAGATATAATGAAATTAAATTTTATGAAAATGATATTGGTACAGGAGAATCATCTGACAAAAATATCGAAATTGCTGCTTTATTTATTTTCTTAAATAGAACAGCTTTTAACGGTATGTATAGAGAAAATCAAGGGGGAAAAAAAAAAGGACGATATAATGTTCCAATTGGAGATTATAAAAATCCGAGTATTGTAAATGAAGATTTACTTAAAAATGTTTCTAAATATTTGAATGAAAATAATATAGAAATTTTATGCAATACGTATCAAAATATCCTAGAAGATGTTAATAATAGATTTACTGATAAAAGTAAAAAAGTATTAATTTATTTAGATCCACCATATTATCCAACAGATACTTCTAAATTTACTACATATACTGCAAATAAATTTGCGGTTGAAGAACAAAATGAATTATCTGAAATATTTAAAAAACAAAAATATACAACATTTTTATCAAATTCCGATTGTACTGAAATTAGAGAATTATATGGTGATTATATTATATTTGATATTAGCGTTATGAGAAGTATAAGTGCAAAAGCATCGTCTAGAGGAACTATTAATGAAGTTTTAATAAAAAATGAACTTATTAACGATGAAGAAACGGAAGAAGAAGAAAAAGAGGAGATTAAAATCGAAAATAATGAATCAGATCAAAATACAAAAATTACTGATATGCGAAAATGTAAAGGTAAATATAAATCTAATGGGAAAAATTGTAAAAATCCTGCTAAAGAAAATGGCTTTTGTGGTGTTCATAAAAATCAGGCTGAAAAAGAAAATGAATCAGTAAAAACTCAAGAGGAAACTCAAGAGGAAACT